TAAAAAAAGGTGAAGTATATGCTAGAATTGTTTATATGCCACTGTTAACTATTGAACCAGAATTGAAAAAACATGAATAATCACTATAACACATTATGGGTTGAAAAATATCGTCCCAAAAATCTTGATGATATTATTTTAGATGGAGACGTTAAAGAACACTTCAAGACAATTACTGAAGATGTTCCTAGTATATTGTTTTATGGACCTCCGGGTATCGGTAAGAGTAGTTTAGCAAAAATACTTGTAAATGACATATTAAAGTGCCAATACCTTTACATAAACGCTTCTGATGAGAATGGTATTGATACTATCAGAAATAAGGTAATAACATTTGCTCAGACTCGTTCTATTGATTCCAAGAAAAAGATTGTTCTTTTGGAAGAAGCAGACGGTCTTACTGGTGAATCTTTAAGAATCCTTCGTAATGTTATGGAAGAGTACTGTGATACTACTCGTTTCATATTGACAGCTAACAATTTAAACAAGATCATGGAACCAATTAGATCTCGTTGTATTTTATTTAAAATTCAACCAACACTAAGAGGGTGTGCAGATCGTTGTATTGAAATTCTAAAGAAGGAAAATATTCAATTTGATATTTCTTCTATTAAGAAAAATCTAACAAACTTTTTAAATGATAGATACCCAGATCTTAGAAGAATAATTAATGATTTGCAAAAATTCTCTGTAACAGGAACTTTAGTATTTCCAGAACAGTATGAAATCTCTAATATTTCTAGTTATATAATAGAAGGACTAGTTTCTAAAAGTATATCTTCATTAGAAATACGAAAAAAGATAATAGAATCGGAAAAGGACTTTAATGGTGATTATCAAGAACTGATGAAAAATATATTTGAATATACCTATAAATCAGACGATTTAACAGATAAAGTAAAAAGAAGTCTTTTGATTGATTTAGGAGAATACATGTATAGAGACAATTTCGTGTTGGATCATGAAATCAATTTCTTTTGCTGTATTCTAGCAATAGAAAACTCTATTTGTTCTTAGATTTTTTTCTTTTAGGACCAGTAAAATATTTCTTTGCAATAGCAGGAGAAGCTGGAATAGATGTTTGTGCTGTTGCTAGTTTATTATCTATTGGATGATTATTAAGACCCTTGAAAGCATCAGTATCCACTGGTATTGGTTTACATTGAGCGTAATTATCGTATTTTTCGTATTTATTCGGAACCCCTTGTACTGGTGGTAAATTTACTCCAAAATCTAAAACTTCTACAAGCTCAAAGTCTCCCGGAACTTGAAATTCATTGAATTCAGTAGGTGATTGTAATGAACGTGGATCTGTTTTTAATGTTAAAATAATATTAATAGATCCTGCTAAATCATTTGCATCTTTAGCAGATGCATTTGTGCTGTTACCAGCAATATCATGAATAAAAAAGAATAGATTTGGATTTTCTTCTATTCTACTTCTAAGCCACTGATCAAAGCTAGAATCTTTCTGATATCTTGCTTTATAAAAATCAGAATTAAAAAACTCCTTACGTAGTTTTACTGGAGTATTTGTACGAAATCCACCATTTGAATGATGTGTATGTGCCTTTTCGCACAATGTTTCAAATTTATTAAATTTTTTACTCATATATATTAGGTTTTTGTCATAAATATTTACCATACATGGCTGCTATTTACATAGATAATCTAATAAAACCTAGAGAAATAAATTCTCCTAGTAGTTATCCTTCAAAAGAAACTGTACAAAATAAATTTGTATATACAGATTTAAAATTAGATTTAAAAGAAGCCAAAAATTTAGGAAACGGATTAAATCCTGCTATTTCCAATGATATTGAGGCTTCTTATGACTTAGAGGCAATAAGAAACTCTCTTTATAATATTTTTACAACAAGAAAGGGGCAAAAATTATTAAATCCTCTTTTTGGAGGTTCTTTAGATCAACATTTATTTGAAAATATCACAGAATTTAAAGCTAAAATATTGGGAGACAGCATCGTAGACTCTGTTTCAAGATTTGAAAATAGAGTGCGAGTAGATTCTGTACAAGTAATGCCAATGTATGATGAAAATCAATATTACGTAATATTTAATTATACTATATTAAATATAAAAGATATTAAAAAATTTGAAATATTATTTAATGCAAATAACATAACATTTATATGAGCGATATAGCCCCATTTAACAAAAATTCTTACATTGCCTTTGATGGTGTCAGTATTCGTGACATCATTGTAAATCGTCTTAATCAAGGAAAGGTATTTACCGATCAAAATTATCAAGGATCTAACTTATCTGCTCTTATTGATGTTTTAAGTTATACTTTTAATACTTTATTATATTATTTAAACAAAACTTCTTCGGAGAGTATGTTTTCAGAAGCACAAATATATGAAAACATGAATAGAATAGTAAAGCTTTTGAATTATAGACCCATTGGTAGATTAGGACAAAATGTTCCATTCAGATTGTTTGCAAATTCTAACATACCAAGAGGAAATTATTTTGTTCCTAGATATAGTTATGTAAATGTCGGAGGAACACAATATTCTATAAACAAAGACATGGTATTCTCAAAGTTATTTGATGGAACTGCCGAAATAAATGATGTCAATAATAGCTATCTCTTATATCAAGGAAGTTTCAAAGAATATCCAATATATACAGCATCTGGTATTGATAATGAAGTTTTATTTTTATCATTAGGAGATTCTGTAAAAATAGATCACTTTAATATTTTTGTATATGTAAAAGAAAAAAATTCTGACAAGTGGGATGAATGGACAAACGTTTCTGACATATTTTTATATACATCAACAGACAATGTATATACTACAAGATTCAATCAGAATTTAAGATATGAAATCCAATTTGGAAATGGTATAACAGGAAAAAAAATAAACGAAGGAGATCAAATAGCAGTTTATTATTTACAAATAGATGATACTACTCCTTCTTTGGGACAAGGTGCATTGGATAATTCTAAATTTATTAATTTTAATAGTACTAGATACAATGAAATATTGTCTTCTATTTCTTTTAATTTTAATTCAAAAATAGACACAACACAATTAAATTACATTTCAATTACCAATGATTATCCTTCAAATTCATATACTGATTATGAAAATGTAGATAATATAAGAAACAATGCCCCACAAGCATTTACTGCTCAACAAAGACTTGTTACTGCATTGGACTATGAAGTTTATATGAGATCTAATTTTCCTAATATCATTACAGATAATAGAGTTGTTAGTAACGAAGATTATATGAGAGGCCATATGAGATATTTGTATAACATAGGATTGAATAATCCACAAATTCAAAATCAAGTTTTATTCAATCAAGTTAAATTTTCAAATTCTTGTAATTTCAATAATTTATACATATATACAATACCAAATAATAATTCACAAAACTTTTTATCTCCACCTCAAAAAGAAATAATTATAAATAGCTTGTCACCCAATAAAACAATAGCAGCAAATCCTGTTTTAATAGATCCTATATTTATGAATTTGGATTTTTATATAAAACCTCCATTTGGAAATGCTAGTTTTGATGATCTATCTAATTGCAAATTAAGAATAGTTAAAAGCAAATATACTAGAAGAGCATCTTCTAGTATATTACTAGAAATACAAAATTTATTTAAAAATACCTTTAATCATACCGCATCAAAACTAGGAGATTTAATAAACATAAATCAATTAAATTCTGATATATTGAATATGGATGGTGTGGATTATATAGAAACATATAGATCAGATTCTGATACTTCCATTAATGGATTGTCATTAATGATGTGGAATGATTTATATCCTGAATTAGATACTAGGGTATATACACAAAATGTTAAATTAGATTTCTTCCAATATCCTTTATTTTATAACGTAGCAAATATATCTTCTAGAATAGAAATAGTAGAAGATATCGCATCAGTTTCAAAAATATAATTAAATGTCTCTTCCAATTATAATTCCCAATCAAACGTTTTCTTTATCTGCTGGTAATTATGCTGTAGACCAGATAGACAGAACAGGTACTACTCCGCTTACTTGGACTATAGTAGGATTGCCAGATGGATTGACTTTTGATTATGTAAATGGTGGATTTTATGGAACTCCTATACAAGCAGGTGTTTTTTATTCCTTTGTTGTTTTACAAAATTCCGAAGGAACAGATTCTTCTGTTGTTGAATTTAAAATAGAAGATGTATATTCAAGTTCTGTAGTTTCCTTTTCTATTTCTCCAAATAAAGGATATGCTAATTCTACTCCTTTTCAATTTGTTCCTATAATAGCAGGATCCCAAAAACCAATTTTACTTACATGGGAATTTGGTGATGGAAGTATATCAAATGAACAAAATCCTATACACATATATAAAGTTCCTGGAAAATATATTGCAAAATTACATGTACACTTTAAAGGAAAGGTTATATCTTATAATACGGAAATATTTGTAAATCTTTTAATAAACGAATCTGTATATTTTGATTTTGTTCCTCCTCCAACATTTTCTGGACATTATAATAGATATCCCTTTAAAGTAAATTTCACATCCTCTAAAAAAGGACCGCATTATATAGATTTAGGAGCACAATTTTCAAGATCATATCAATTACAAGAGGTTGAAAATAAATGGTCATTTTTAAGACCACATTGGAGATTTGTAGATTTGTTGGGAAATGAAATTAGTACAATAATTCCTAATGAAACTGAAATATATACTACAGATTTAGGTGCAATAAATACACAAGGAACTGGATTATTTTCTGGAGTAACAGGAACTGCGGAGTTCTATTTCATTGACGATATTTATAACT